TGTAAGACTATCGATTGTTGGTAAATCATCCTGTTTAATAATATATTTTTTAATATTTAAGTCTGCCATTATGTCACATCCAAAGAAAATCTAAATTCTATATAGTTAGTCGTGTTTGGAAGTTTTACTATAGTTTCTGCATCACTATTTTTAATAACAGAATATCCAGTTAATCCATAAAGTGGATTTAATGTTCCAATATTTTCTAGCCTCATGGCATCAAGAGCAATATAAAAATTACCAGATGGAACTAGGTTTGGACCACTATTTTCAACAAGTACGCTTGCATAAATTTTTACTACAGTTACAGCGTCCCATGTAAAATTGGCAGTTGTATATAGGTCTTGAAGTTGTTTTTTTACTATAAAGTATCTATTAGTTTCAAAGTCTTGTACTAATTCTGGGTTGCCAGATGTTCCATGATTAATTTCTGCTTCAAATCTAGCATACTCACCACTACCATCATCAGTAGCAGCAAAATCAACCAAAACACGAATTGTATCTGGAATAGTTACAGAATCTCCATTTTTATTTATTAATGAGAATGCTAATCTTAATTCATCTAATGGAGAGTTTTTAGCAAAATCAACATTGACACCAGTCAAGTGAATGTGATTTGATCCAGGCTCTATCACAAAGTGATCTTCTGATGGACCACTACTTTCGTCTAGCGTTAACTCTGAATCATCTCCAGCAATTAATATTGTATTATTTAAAAACCTACAAGATTCATATCTTGATGCTCTGGCTGTTTTAAAAAAGATTGGATTGTCTGAATTTGTTTGAAAAACATTGTTTGCTGTAGCAATAACATTATTATATAAAGGTGCATCTAAGGCTGCAGTAATTGTAGGTATTTGTATTGTTGAAGATTGAGAATGATATTGCCAGTTTTCTGTAGATGAAAAAGAAAATACAGTTTTGCTATCATTTGCTCCAGCAGATGGATTTGCCCCTGCAGAGTATAAACCTATTTCTGTAATTTCATATCTTTCTTCTGTTGGTAATTCTCCAGTTAAGACTATCTTATTAATACCGTCTTCGTTTACAAAACCTCTTGAAGATACTGGAATTCTAAACATTTCAAAAGTAAGATTTTCTTTTGCAGAGTAGTTGCCAAATACATCACCAGTATTTAATGGAGTTTCTCCACAGCCAATTGCAATATATGAGGCATAGGCTGGAGCCTGACCAATAAGGTACTTGCCAATAATATTTTTGCCAATTTCAGTTATCATGATATAGTTTCCTCAAAATCTATCTCATATATTGTACCACTAATCGTTATTTGGGCTTCAATTTGCTCATCACTATTAGTATTAACAGTCTCAATTACTATATTGCCAGTCGCTGTGTCTATATATACGTTAGAGTTATTTGGTCCGTTACCTTCATTTGGTATTTTATCATTTAATTTGATCGGAAAGCCTTTAAAAAACTTATCAGAGGTTTGTTGTAAACTTAAAATATTATTTGTATTATATAGTTGTTGGACAAGAGTTAAATTTTTTATTGGCTGGTAACTAACTTGTTGACCATTTACAGTATCATTTCTAGATATATTTATTAATTCTTGACCACCAATATTTTCAAAAATTAAATCAAACATAGTGTCAATTGGAACTGAATCATTATCAAATAAAACAGTATCTATTGGTGCTGTTTTAACTGGTACTGGTGGTGCTACAAATATTGGAGCAAATGATGGTCCACTAATTGGTGTTGCTGATGGTAAAGAACTTGGTGATAATGGAGTTGAGTCTATTTCTGTTTCTTGTTTTCCATTATTTTCTTGTTGATCACTGAAATCATTTTCTTTTGGTTTAACAATTGTTTCAATACCGCCAGTTGGTACGGTTGGTGCTTTTGTTGGTATCTTTACTGTTGTTCCAGCAAAAATTAAATTTCCATTATTATATTTTGGATTATTTTGAAATTTAGGGTTTGCAGCAAGAATTTCCTTTACTGTTGTTCCAGCCTCTTTAGCAATTGATGATAAGGTATCTCCTCTTGCAACTGTAACAATTTTTGGTGTTGCTGGTGATGAACTTTTAGGAAATTCACTAAAATAAGCCCCTGAATCGTATGGCATATTACACCTCGCTTAAGTAAATAGTCATGTTTGGTCCAACTACGCTTCTAGAGTATTCAATATTATATACCACAAATCTAGTCGAATCTGAAGAAACTAAATCTAATCCCGATGAATTTTTATAGTCTACAGTAACAATATCACCTAACTGCATTGTTGGTATTGAAAATAAATTTATTCCAATAGATTTTTTAGGATGCATAACTTTATTAATTATCCAACCCATTAGAGCCTCTGCATCGTCCTGCGTTTGTATGTATGGACTTTCTATTGAGAATTCATTTTTACCATATACGAGTCTGCTAATTTTTATTTCATTATATTTAGATTCTTCAATTAATGGAGAAACAATAATTTCACTTCCACTAAATTGTGGATCTGAAAGATTTCCACGTTTCTTAAAATATTCATCAACAGTTAGTTGGTGTGTTGTATCTTGTGTAAAAGTAATTCCTTGAATTCTTAAATAATTTCCAGTTGTTTCATCTAAACTTAAAGCCTTATCCGTAGAGTTAAATAATAAAAATTCAGCACCATACGAATCTGCTTGAAATCCAGAAACTGTATAACCTTTTAATCTATTAAAGGTTGGAGATAGTTGGGCATATAATGCTGGGTATGCACGATCATATTTAATATCAAAGTATGCACACTCCCTCATAATTGTTCCAAACTCTTCAAAATACATATTATATTTTGGAGGTTGTTGACTGCTAATTCCAGATAAGTAAGTAGATTGAATAATTCCACTTACAGCATATTTTCTGAAAGATTCATTTACATCAATTGAACTATCTCCAAATGCTTGAGAAAGAGTTTCTCCAACAGTAAATACTGTATTTTGAGAATAATTTTCTGATAATGCATATATATTTTCAAACATACATCTTGAAGACCCACGAACAAAAAGTGCCATGTTATTATAAATTGGAAGTGGATCGTCATCGTCAACAATCTTTATTAGTTTATTATTAATATACAAATAAAATCTTCTTATTTTTCCAATGTCTTGGTACTCAACAGATAAATCATACACTGTTGGATTTTCTTCATTTGACATTCTATATTGACCAGTAAACCTTCCGTCATCAACAATAATCTTAGAAAGACCACCCCAAAGTTTGACAGGTATTGCATCATTATTTGATGAATTCTTTTTAATTTTATAAAATACTATATTATTAATTGAAAATTCTGAATTTCCACTAGTATCAGTTTTTAAGTATGACTCAATATTATTTTCTGTTAATGCAATAATTTCAAAATAATATCCATTATTGTTTTCTGGATTTAAAAGTAATCCAATTCCACCAGATCCACCGCCTATGCTAATATTTTTATCTGGAGAATTTCCACTAATTTGATAAAATGTAGAACTTCCAATTGGGGTCTGAACTCTATTAATATTATTTTCAATTTTTCCAATAATTCTCATTCTAGTCCCAAAATGTTTATACACTGTTGGAGTTGCTGTTCCAATTGGAATATTATTTGCAGTATATGATATTGGAGAAGATAAATCTTTATATACATAAGAAATTAAATTAATTGGAGTTTCTTCTGTGGTAAAAGACGGTCCATTCATTACTAGTGCAGAAGATTGAATAGTTCCAGCCTGTGTTGATTTTAAATTATTAATTTCTGTTTCAGTTAAATAGTTTGTTGACATAAAATTTTTGACAATACTATTTCTTGTAGTTTGTCTTGCCTTTGTATTGTTAACTCCAGCAGTCCCTAGAACTGTAGATGGCAGAGTTTCTTTTACAACAGAATCTAATTTAGTTGTAAACAAATACTCTGTTTTCATTTGACAGCCACGAATATAGTCATTGTTAGACCAATATGGACTTATGCCAGAATAGTGATTAGTTATTTGCGTACCAAACTGACCACGACCATGTTCAAATACCTCACCATTTTTTAATCTTAGAACAGAGTCAATTGTTTCATAGTATGGTGTTTAAAAAATACTTAAAAGACAAGTTGTATATATTTTTCCATTAAATGGAAGTGAGGCAAAATACTTTTGATATTCTTGGTTATTGCTAATCCAAACATTGCCAACTCCAGTAATATTGAATTCAACTGAATCATACTTAATAATTTCTCCATTTGAATAAAAATATCCTTGATATCTTGTTAACCAATAAATATTTTCTCCAAGATCCATAATATTATTAATAATTTGATGATTTTCTACAGATGGTGGAGTATCTGTTAAGTTAGAGTTTAGTGGCATTGCACCTAAAACATAGTTACTTTGTTTAGATGCAAGTTCATTAATTGTTTTTGTGGTTTCTGTTCCAGAAGCCTCCCATAATAAAGATGGCTTGTATATCCAAGTTTTGTCTTGATCAATCATGCTTGCTTGCTTAACTGTTCCAACAGATCTTTGAATATACCTTGCTGTATAGTTAATTTTTCCATCATTATAAACTTTTTTATTTTCAGAAGCAATTGATATAATATTAGGTAGATTTCCAGAAGTAGCATTTTCTATTACACCAGAATCAGTTTGATTTGTTGTTCCAGATAAAACAAAATCTGTTTCTCTTTGTGCTTCTGTTGGCATTAGATAATCTTTACTCATTACGACAAAGT